CTTTCCTCATACACTTCTGGACAAGAGGTATGGTTGTCTACAGTATCAGGCGGTATCACTGGAACTGAACCGTCTTATCCAAACTTCAAAGTTCGTGTTGGTTATGCAATTACATCAGATGTATCAGGAACTCTTTACGTAAGCCCAAGTTTATTTGAAAACGGAACTGTAAATAGTACAGGAAAAATAGGCTACCTTACAGGATCTGGTGGTTCCGAAACACAACAAACAAGTAAATCTACTGGTGTAACGCTAAATAAGCTAACAGGACAAATTACAACAGCTAGTGATAGTATCGCAGCTAATTCGGCCGTTTCTTTTACTTTAACTAACTCAAAAATTGAAGCTGGAGATGTTATAATTTTAAATCATAGCGCTGGTGGAACTTTTGGTAGTTACACTCTAAACGCTAGGTCGGCTTCCGGATCAGCACTTATAAGTATTAGAAATGCAACCGCAGGTGCGCTTGCTGAATCGATCACAATTTCATTTGCAGTTATCAAAGCAGTAACCTCATAACATGGCCGTATCCCAACTACCACAAGCTCCGTACAGGCAAGACCGCCGCATTTACCCAACGCCGATCATTGGCGATGTGCTATTCAGTGAGGTGCGAGACTGCACCCGTATCGAGATTCCTGAATATGGCACGCCCCATCCGAACCCAAAGAAATGGCCAGACCACAAGTTGGTCTTCGTTAAGCCTGTAGATATTGAGCGAGACGGTATCTTTGAGTTCTTCTACGCAGCAGAGCGGGAAAATCAAGATCTCTACAACTTCTCTTCCGGCTACCGTAACGTAGTCGGTAATGCTGGTGGGCGTGAGTTCCGCGTCGTTCAACGTACATACGTTACGCTTCGCGAGAAGTTTAAGCCGATGGATATCGAGTTTGGCACCCCAATGATGGACGTACCAGAGGGAAAATTCAGCGATGTTGAGTATGTATTCTTTGATCGCCAACAGCAACAAATACAGGAGCAAGAGTTAAACGCTTTGTTCGTTGCTGAAGTACATACTTATATTGAAAAGGCTTTCCTTGAATATAAACTATCCTACGGAACACAGAAGAGCGAAGTTGTTCCTGAAAAATTTAGGGCTCTTATCCCTCAGACATCTACCGAACAGATTGTAGAGGGTCTTGCAGAGCAGCCGACTTTAACTGGTTCGCAACTTTCTGTCACTGAAGACCAGATAAATCCAGATATTAAAGTCGTTAGAACTGTTTCCAGAGCGGATCAGCAAACCGGATACTCTTTATCTGGTAAGCAAGTCACCAATGTTCTTCAAGTCGCCGACGTAGTCGAGACTATTGTTCCAGACGGCACGACGATTGAGACAACCGCACTTACAGTTGATGGTTCTATTGAATCATTGGGCAACGGTCAGAGTATCCAGCGTGTTATTACTGCTCCTGAATTATTTGCCGCTGAGAGCTACTCAGCTCAAAGGCCAGATCCAGTGCCAGAAAAGTTTCGTGTTCTGACTCCAACAGAAAATATCGAAGAGACTGTAGAAGGAACCGCTGCAATGCCTACCCTTGCTGCCGGAGATCTTCAAGTTTCGGAACAACAATTAAATGTTCATGTCAAACGTAAGTCTCGTACGAAGCGCAATCTCACTACCCTCCCAAAGTCAATAACGCAAAAGGTTACGACTGGTGAAAAGCAAGTAGCTACTATTACTGACACGCTTCAAAACGGAGATACTACTGAAACTCCAACGGCTACGAAAGATATTCAAAGCGACGCATTAGGTGATGGAACTTATGTTGTTCGTAAGGTTGAAGTACCTGAATTATTTTCTGCTAAAGGTTTTACGGCGCAGAAATCTGATACAATTCCAGAGAAGTTCCGCGCACAAGTCCCAACAAATACGGAACAACAGAATAAAATAGGCCAAGCAACACAACCAAGCCTCTCAGCTGGAGAACTAGAGCGTAGCCAGCAACAGCTCAACGAATTTGTTTATCGCGAGCAAATAACTAAAAGAGATGTGGTGGGAGACGTAACCCTCCCAGAAGTTAAGCGAGCGTATGTAGAAGGTACTATAGCTTCGGTTGAAGAAAAATTAACTTCTGACCCAACAATTGAATCCGGATTTTTGGTGTCGGAATCGGCAGCCAACCCAATCGGAGATGGAAAATTTATTGTCCAAACCGTTAAGGTAAACAGTTGGCCTGAACTAAAAAGCTCTGAATGGGATCCAGTATTAAACACACAAGTTGTAAGAACGGAACAGTTTGTAACACCACCATCTACCTTTAATGAAGATAATACTGCTTATCGTGCAATAAATGAAGATCGCACTTTAAAGGTAATTGAAAATGTGCCACTAGAAGCTCTTAATAATTACGTAATGAGTTTCCCAATACAGGCAGATCTTCAACTCCCGAATGTTCTTAAACGCTTGGAAGTTGTATGGGCCGAGAGTGTGTCTACTGGTGAATTTACAAGTGATTGGAATGGTTTTGTCCCCCAACCTGACGAAGTTAATCTTAACGCTTCAGAATCCGGAAGCGCTACAACTTCTGTATCATTAAAACCAGAACTTATTGTAGACATTGAACAACCGTGGGGTTCAGATATATCCGCTACCGCGTATTATTTTTTCATGAAAAGTGAAAATAATTCTGTAACTGAAACGGCTTTTCTCGATAGGTTGACCGCTATTAACGGCGGGAATGTTGTTTCAAGATGGCCTTCATTTAGGCCTGTTTCCCATACAATTGTCCTCCAAGGCGTGGCGGGAACAGTGAAATCAACGCTAAACGTTAGTGCGGCGTCCGCTTCCACTAGTTACGAGGAAGCAACTGGGCAAGATGGGACTAGTAATTTTGGGGGGGTGGATTCCGATCCATATGCTTATCCAAGTGGTGTTAAATCGTGGGAAAGAAATATAGGTAAAGGAAAAGATTATGATTTAGATGTGGTTTTAAATGCAGTGACGATACCCCCAACGATTCATGGACTTATCGACATTAAGAACGCAGACACAATTTATCGTAATATTACCGCCAAGGCTAATGTAAAATGGGATTATAGCACGGAATATACACAAGTTGCAGGCGGAACATATCTTGATGATGGCTACCCTCCAGAGGTCAAGACTACTTATATTACTTGGTGGGGATCAATGTTGGAAAACGGGTTTATACACCCATCTTTATATTTCCCAAAAGTGGATGAAGAGTCTTCGATTAATACTCAAATTGTAGGAGACATAAATCCAAAACAATTAGAGCCGACTGCTTTAGAAAAAATACCAACATCGGGACTCTATGTCATAAAATCTACAATTGAACCCTATAAATGGGGTTGGGTTAAGTGTGGGGCATGGGTTCTAGACGCTTCAGTTTTAGCTTAATTATATTATGAACGAAGAAGAGCGACTTAGAGAAGATATGCGTAGGTTCGTTGACGATACGCAAAAACAATTTTCTGCTAATAAAAAAAGCGAGGACCTTAACGCTACTAGAACTCCAGCTACTCCAACAAGTAGGATATCTCCAGCTAGAAGAAGTAATTTAAATAGCGCACAACAAACACAAAAAAAGACTGTACAATCGTCAGCATCAACAAGAAATCAAACCGTAACTTCTCAAGGATATGATACTATGGAGGTATCGTTGTGTAAAGGCAACGAGCCAACTACTGTTTTTATATTGGTTAAAAAAGAATCTGCTTAAAAATAATAGCAATGTCTAATTTACCTATACTTAGAACAAAATGTAGTGTTGATTACACTACACCGTCCAACACCACTTTAAATTTGCCGATCAATTGCGCTGCTTCAGATTCAAATGACTGGCCTTGGAATTATTTCTGGACCAAAACTATAGGAACAGCTACTCCAATACTCTCAAATGGAACCAGTCGGGCGTCGGGATCATTTCAAGTAGATGGGAAATCCGTAAAAGAACAGGTGGTAATCCGAGGGATATTCGCTTATATTGCTACAGATCCTTTGTCTGCAACAATTAGTTGCAATGCTTTAATGCAGAAGAGAGAAGATGACCCCCCTGAACTAGACCCAAAATATACGCTAAAAGCTGTACTTTATGAACCGAATGGGTCGCCATTATCAACTTTTTTTGATGTCACCACTTCAAACGCATCAGCCACAGTAACTTTACCGGCTACAGTATGTCCTAAAATTCTTTGGGTTGGTGCCGCTGTTCAACCAATCGGGGCCGATTCATTGCCGCCGTGTAGCGCGAAGATAATCGTTTCCGTTAGTTGAGCGGTACTTGACTTTTTAATTTTCACTTGATACAATAAATTATGACAAAAAGCGCCTCCCACACTACAGGTCAAGTAAATCGTATGTTGTTGAATCAACCTCTTGGGGTTGGTTTAGGTGGTGGTCCAGCAATGCGAGGGGGTGTAACATCGTCAAGTAATACAACAAGTTATGGGCCATTTTTTCCAAGGGGGCCACTCGCCCCACAATTCCCACAATTGAAAATTGGTAAAATTAAACCCCCATCGGTTGGACAAGCCGCTGCATTTAACCGTCAGAAAAATTCTGGGGAGCCCACTCCACAATCAGGTGGCGCGGCTTCGCCAACATCATTCTTCCCAAATATCGAAGCAGAAAAACAAAGGTTGAAGGATAGGGGGTATACATTAACTGGATTTGAAAAGCTGGAAGGGGGAGGTTATAAAGTAACGGGTAAATCTAGCAAACCACTCCCGATGGCGGGGAGACAAATAAAAACCACACCAAACGGAGCACGCGTTTGGTGGAGCCCCTATGCAGGAACTAGAGGATATGAATCCTACACTAATCCTGAAGTTATTTAAAGTAACACTTTTAGTATCCTTGACCCCCAACCCTTTTTCCTGTAGACTCGCCCTATGCCAGCTATGACCGTAAAATCCCTGTCTGATCAGCTGTCGAGCTACTGTTCGCCTGACCAGCAGTTTTTGCCTGTCTTGAACTTGATTTTGCCACGTCTCTACAGCATGGGCTATTGGCGGGATCTCTGCTACGAGCTGGAGATCACGACTTCAAACGGATATTTTTCTCTTCCGGCTGAGGCAGAATCGATCATGTGCGCCACCGTTGACGGCACCCACCACAATCTGTGGGCTCAGTGGCACGACTACAAGATCGGCGGAATCCCCAACAGCTACAGCGCCTATCCGATTTTCGGCATCGTGGACGACGGTTATGGGCCAGCCGCTGAAGTAATTCCAAGTGACGCTAACCATTCTGTCCGTTTGGAGCCCCTTTCACCTAACACGACTCTGCCGAACGACGGCTCCATTTATGTAGAATACGAGCGGGAAAGTGGCGCAAAAAGCAACTATGTCTTCCAAATCAGCAATGCTGCTTCGATGACGATGCCTCATACCGATGTCCGTAAAATCACTGCAATTCGATTTGAAGGCGTTCCGGTTAAGGTGAGGCTCGAAGCATTCAAAACATCTGACTCGACCATAGTCTACACACTAGCTGAAGGACGCGGCGATTTCGTCGCAAGATACCGCCGCTACCGCACAAGCCAGCCGTCCAACGGCGACACCCAAAAGGTTTTCCTGCTCCTGAAACGGGCATTCCTTCCGCTGATGGACGAGTCCGACATCGTCTATCTCGGCAACGTCAACGCGATCAAGTGTGCCATTCTTGCCACGACCGCTGAAGACAATGCCGACATCGAGCGTTCCAACTTCCACTGGCAGGTCTGCCGCCAGCTACTGGAAGAGGAGAAGGATGCCAGCCGTGGAGCCGCCAGACAAGTCTTTACCATCGACCCCTATTCCGGAAACGGGACTCCTCAAAACATGTACTAACGACCATGATTCCGAACGACATTCCAAGAGATCTTCCAGAGATGAGCGGATTCGGATCAGCTCTAAATAGCGTAACTGGAATATTATCGTCTTCCTTAGCAGTGATAACATCTTTTCAAACAGAACTCGACTGGTGGGTCCGATTTATCGGTAGCGTAATTTTGCTTGCCATCAGCTCGATTTCTCTGTACAACATGATCCGTCAGCTGATGTCAAAGCTGGATAAGAAGTAACCCAAACCAATACTGCCTATGAAAACAACTATCCTTGGAGTCCTCACTATTGTTGCTACGTTGGCTAACGTCGGCATCCAAGTGCTTAACGGCGGAGCGCCAGACTTTGTCGGCGCATTCGCTTCTGTAACTGCTGGCATCGGCCTTATCAAGGCTGGCGACGCCAAGTAACCCTTACGAATAGGTATTCACCGCATGCCGAAGAAGATCGCAATTTGCGTCGGTCACAGCCGTTCAGGCGACAAGGGTGCGGTGAATACCGACGGCGTCACCGAATGGGCTTTCAATACTCCGCTTGCTGAACGCACAGCGGAGCTTTTGCGTGACGCGAAACACGAAGTCAAAGTGTGGTCCAAGTACGGCGGATCCGGATACAGCAGTGCCATGAGCTGGATCGCTGAACAGATCCGCGAATTCAAAGCTGACGTTGCAATCGAACTGCACTTCAATTCTGCCGGACCAACTGCCGAAGGACATGAGTTCTTGCATTGGCATCGTTCTGGACGCTCGTCCAGACTGGCATCCTGTTTCCATTTTTCGTTCAAGAAGTTCTTCCCAGAGCGGAAAGCCAGAGGCCCGAAGGCAATCGCCAGCGGTGACAGAGGCTCCGCATTCCTACAGCGTACCCATTGTCCAGCCGCTATTCTGGAGCCGTACTTCGGCAGCAATGTGACCGAAACCAATTTCTATTCCGCCCGTCGCGAAGAGCTTGCCAGAGCCTACGCAGACGCAATCATTAGCTGGCTATCCGCAGAGAAACCGTGAAACCACCTGTAAAGAAATCCCAAAAACAAGTTGCTTACTTGCTCTCTAAAGTAAGCCCGCTGTCCAAAAAGCAGCAGGGCAAGCTGAAGAAAGAGCTGCACAGCGGCGCTGTCAAAGTCAAGAAAGAGGAGAAGTGAGCCGTAGGTCAAGTACAGCTTGACCAACTAAACCGATTTCAAACCGATGAAAAACAAATGGCCAAAGACCATCATGGTCGCAGGTAGGCGAGTACGCCTACTTATCTGCGATCTCGATGATACTTATGGTCAATACAAACACGATCAAAAGACCATCGAGATCAGCCGCGCCATTCCGGACTCGGCGAAGATCTTGACGATCCGACACGAACTGATGGAGGCGTCATTGCTTCTTTCTGGTGTCGGCTTTGCAGATCGTTACGAGCAGGAGCCAGTGGTTCGCTGCATGGAGGAGATCTTCTTTCCAGCGTGGGAGGGATTCCTTAAACGTATAGCCAAATCTAATGCTTGATCAGTTTAAGCCAGTTGCTGGCGGAAAGTTCATCGAGTTCCGCCCATCTGGTGAGGACTACAAACTCGCGGCGGAACGTTCTGAGCGAATGGGGGTTCTAGCCAATTCGTACACAAGAGGAGCTGGACGAATGATTGGGATGCTTGGAGAGATCGCCGTCGAGAAATATCTCGGAAACATAATCATTCCATGTGGTGAGTTCTCCAAGAGCTACGATATGAAGACCCATTCTGGTACGACTATCGAAGTCAAAACGAAACGGGCGAGAGCCATTCCGAAGCCGGATTACGTCGCATCTGTGGAGTTGAAGAAAACCCACATGTTCGAGAACGATCTATTCGTGTTCCTCAGAGGACACGATTCAATGGTGAAACTCTGGATGCTTGGATGGGTCAAAACAAGTTCGTTCAAGCGCATGGCAGACTTTAAAAAAGCAGGTGAACCCGATGGAGATAGCGGGTTCACCTATCGTGTGGATGGCTATCACATCCCGATCAAGAAGCTCAAGAAGATGGAGGATCTTCTTGGCTATCTTGAGAGTTGACCGTAATGTCAAACTTGGGATCTAGATTGATTTCCCAGATCTTACCACCGCCCTGACCGTGTGACTTGACCGGACGGAGGTGCTTGTTGTTACGGCTGGCTTCTTCCATAGTGGACATACCACGGCGTACGAACTCCAGATTGTTGGACATACCGACGCCACGACCATTGTTGAAATCATGGAGTGCCACTTGGAATTCGGTAAGCGTTCCCTGCCAGATATCCATTTCTGGATTGAGCGCCCTACAGCGTTTGGAGAAGAACTCGACCAGTTCAGCAACGGAGCTACGACTGGAGTTGTCGTATGCGGCGGAGGCAATGGTCTCGTCGATATAGCTGACGATGCCGAAGCGACCGAAGTCTTCAATCTCTTTGGGAATCTTCCAGTCGATCAAGAACTTCGCGAAGTGTGGAAGTTCTTTCTCAATCGTAGCTTCCAGAACGGAGTTGCGTGGGAAGTTGCTGGTAGCCTTATCGCTAATACGGAGTGCCATCAGCTTGTCCCTGTTGCTGGAATCCAGAGCCGGAATCACGGACAGACTGTTCGCGTCCATGTTCAGCGACATGATGACTCGACCAGTCCACGGTATGGACATTGCGTCAGCGTACTTTGCCTGATACTCGACACGTGGGTTTGCTACGGATCTCTTAATAATCTCCGTTGCTTTCCGCTGGTCTTGGAAGCTGGCGGCTGAAGTGGTATCGTCAATGACCCATGCGGCTACTCGGCCCAAGTCTTTGTTGAACTTAGTCTGTCCAGAAATGTAGTCGCTGGCGTCGGCGTAGCCGCCGACCAGACCAGAAATAACTTTGTTGGACAGAAGTGACTTGCCCTTATTCGTCGGACCGACAAGCAGGAGAGCTTGTCCTTGAACGAACTCCCGATCCAATACCGCGCCATAGAATCGTTTGAGCCACGAATAAAGGTACTCAACCGTCGGTCTGTTGCCAGCTGTATTGACGAACAGCTGGTTGAGCCACCCATAGATGAATGGCCAGTGAGTTGGATCCCCATCTGCATCGGGCTCAACTGGAGCGATATTAGCACAATTCAGAATACGATGGCCGTTGTAGCCAACTACTCGTTCTTTGGAGAACACGACTGGTGCGATCTCGTCGATACGGTTCTGGTTGGAGATGGTGAGGATAGCTGACTCCAGTTCGGATAGAGGCTGACCCTTCTTCGGTTTGACGGAGAATCCGTATTGCCTCAACTCCAAGATCAGTTGCTCACGTGGGATCGTAACAGCAGAGCTGAACAGGACTTTGAAGAATGACCTACCGTTGTACCAGTATTCGTCGAGCAGACTACCCATCTTCTTCTCTTCGTAGTCCTTAACGAACTTCGCTCCGAAGATTTCCTTCCACGTCACGAATCCTTTTCCGGCACGATCAGAGTAGCAGATGATACCATCTTCAGCGACTTGGCAACCATCGCGGTTGATACCGTCATCGATCCAGAACAGTGGACCACGGCATCCGACTTCAAATTCTCCGATCCAACGATTCGGGAATCGGGATTCAACTTCAGC